CTGCTAATGCTGATACTTGGTTTACATTCGTAATGCCCCTAACCGCGGTACTTTCAGTAGTAGCGAGCATAATTCGATGATCCGCTCTTTGATGTGAAAAGGCTCCACTAGTATCAGTATATATGAAAAGGTTGCCGCTGGTTGTGTTATATATAATAACTTCTGAACACGGTTGACCTACTTTTGTAGCTACAGCAGGTGCGGTTGTAGTACCAGATTCATTGGGGTCTTGCCCAGATAATTGCGTTATGCCTGTGCCAATATACCTATTAAACGAATAACATTGGTTTTGATTATAATAAGTACTGGTATACTGCTGGTTACTTTTAGGTGGTGATGTCGCCATATATTTATTTAGTCCGAATAAATAATTTTATGGCGCTTGCATGCACAATTACACCACTCTCAGCATTCCTATCTACAAATCTTAATACTAAAATAGAAACCTATGATAGGTTAGGAGAAAGAATTAAAAGAAGTTTAGGATATCCGCTGGTTAGTTTAGAAATTCATACAGATCAACTAAGAGAAAATATTCAAATTGGAGTCGAATATTTTACAAAATTCGCTGGGTTTACAAGAGAATACTTAATATTCGACTCTAGTCTATATGAAACTAACAAAGGTATAAGATTAGATTTTCTTTATACTCTAGCAAATACAGATTTAGATAGTAATGCTAAAAAAGTCGCTGGTACTAATCCGCTGGGACCGGGACCAGAATTTATGGGGTCTAGACCGCCAAATACAACAGCTAATGGCCCAACCTTATTTGTTTGTACATCGGCATTACTCTCATCATTTTTTGTTGATACAATATCACACGCAGATTCAACTACGTTATCCGGATCACTTTCTTCTGTATTTACAGGAGCCGGGGGAGGTAATAACGGAATTTCGAAATTCGAATTATTTGATAAAACTCTATACTCCGCTATCACCTCTTTAAGTACTGTTGGCGCCGATTCCGGGGTAATACTAGGACACACTTTGACAGCTGCATTTCAAGAAACCCCACAAAACACACTTACTTTCGAGGGGTCTGCATCAGATGCTCTATTTTATCAAAACGTATTTGATTATGATATAATGGATTATAGAAAAGTTGTTGATGTTATTGATTTTGAAGAAGGGTCTACTACAGGTATTAACACCTTATTTACCTTGGAGCAAACCTTAGCACAGCAAACATATTTTAGTTATGCCATGGGAAATTATGGATTTGATTTAGTCTCTTGGTACACCTTAAAAGAATGGATAGATACAAGAGAAAAAATGCTAGCTACTCGAAGAGATATTAAATTTGACCCACGAACGCAATATTTACAAATGTATCCTCAACCCGGTGGTGATAAATTTTATGGTGTTGTGTCTTGTTATTTAGAGAGAGCTATAAGAGATGTAATTATGGAACAATGGATTTATGAATACTCATTGGCATTATCTATGATTACAATTGGTAGAGTCAGAGGTAAATTTGGCAATGTAGCGCTATTAGGCGGTGGTGCTTTAAATTATGATATGATAGAAAAAGGTGAAGCGAGAAAGGCAGAACTTGAAGAAAAACTACTTACCGGGGCTTCTCCAGGATTTGGAGATGCAGATCCACCAATGTTCTTTGTAGGATGAGGAAATGGCGACAGGGTATTTTTGTCCCAAAAAATCAAGATAAATTTATCGGTAGTAAAGCTACCTATAGATCTGGATTAGAGCTTAAATTTTTTAGATTTTGTGATGCTAGCCCTAATGTAATTGGATGGGGAAGCGAGAACGTAGTTGTACCGTATAAAAGTCCATTAGACAACAGAGTACATAAATATTATGTTGATAATTTTGTAGCTATAAAAGAAGGTAAAGAAGTTATAAATTATCTTGTTGAAATTAAGCCATCAATACAAACAAAACCCCCAAAGACAAAATATAGAAAAAAGCGACATTTAATTTATGAACAAAGAGCATATATAACCAACCAGGCAAAATGGGCTGCTGCTCGTGAATATTGCAAAAAATGTAGATATACCTTTATTATTATTACAGAAAAGGAGCTTTATCATAATAAGTGACTAAATAATTGTATGGCTTTAAAACTTAATCTGGTTGTAGAAAATCCTGACGTGGATGACCAGTTCGAATATATTGAAGAAGAAGTAGATAGAAACTCGCCAACTAATTTATATATAAAAGGCCCTTATATGATGGCCGAGGATATTAACAAAAATAATCGGCGATACCCCCTACAAGAATTAGAAAGAGAAGCAACTCGATATATAAAAGAAATGGTTAAACCAGGGCGCGCAATGGGTGAACTAAACCACCCCACTACTGCAGATGTTGATCTTGAAAGAGCCTGTCATATGGTAACAGAGCTCACACAAGACGGTAACATTTTTTATGGTAAATCTAAAGTACTTTCAACCCCGTGTGGGCAAATTGTAAGATCTCTTATTAATGATGGTGTTAAAGTTGGCATGTCTTCTAGAGCCCTGGGTACTTTAGAAGAAAGTAAAAACCACAATACAGTTAAAAATATGAAACTGGTTGCTATTGATTGCGTTGCTGATCCTTCATATCCAAAAGCTTTTGTTAATGGTATTTTAGAATCAAAACAATGGGTACTTGTTGGTGATGACAGATACCAAGAAGTGTATGAAGATTTCGAGAATTCTCTTAAAAAGTTGCCAAAAAAAGAAGTTAATACCTTTTTACGTGAAAGAATTCTTAACTTTATTAAGTCAATTTAATAAATAATATTATGGTAACAGAAAAACTAAAGATTATTAAGTTTATCGAGCATATTTCTAATAAAAATTTTGCTAAAGCACATAAATATTTAAAGAGCGCCATTGAGGACAAACTTACCAATAAAATTAGTCGCGCAACAGACAAACCACTTTTTTAAATCATGAACAACGAAGTACTATCAGAACAAGCGACCGAGATGTTAACAGAAGATTCTGTTAAAGAAGATTTTGAAGCATCGTATGATAATGCTGAAGAAGAACTCTCTGAGGCTGAAGTAAAGGCAAAAACCGCGCAAGGCAGAATTAATCAAGCTGTTAAGCAGGCTAAAGAATATCAGCGCAGGGAACTACAAGCCCTGCAGTTTGCGAAAGAGTTGCGGGATAAGAATCAACAACTGTCTGATCAACTGCAATCTACTCAAACATCAAGTGC